CAGTTTTTTCAGTCCCGGCCTTTCGGACTTTGTACCGCTTATCTTGTCTTCAAAAATCAGCTCGCATCCTGCACAGTTCAGCGCATTACGTTGTAGATCTGTGTTCTGGTCATTTGTTGACACACGTACATAGCCAATAAGCATGGTAGCTCTCCCTGACAAAAGCAGGAATGATGCCATTTGCTCGTTATTTCTGTATTTTCATAAACGTTGGTTTGGGAGAAGCGGCAAAACGGGGGGTGGGAACAGGGGAAAATCAGATACCGGACATGGCTTCATTTAGTGGGGTGAGGGATTATTACGGAAAACAACTTTTGCCAGGAGGGTTGATACTTCAGTGGCTGACGATTCCATCAAGTGCAGCAGCCAAAGCTGTAACACTGAATAATGGTAATTATCAGCTGTCAGGGTATAAATGGCCCCAGTCATTTGGTGTCCTGTTTGCTGTGTTTGCTACAAAAGTTTCTGGCTCGACTAACGAAGCATATGCAATCTCAGTTAATCGTCACTCTACCGATGTAATTGTCACCTGGAATGCCCGTAAGGCTGATGATGTCCACATTTTAGGAATTGGGAAATTATGAAAATGAAATGGTCCCCATCTGTTCAGGGATTTTTCTCTGAAAATAACAGCGATATTCCCGATGATGCTTTCGATATTGAAGATGCTCTTTATTATGAACTTATGAATGGTCAGAGTACGGGGAAAATTATTATCAATAACCCGGATAACTACCCTGTACTTACTGAATATCCAGCGAAGACACAGGAACAGGAAATAGCTGAAGCGGAGGGAATGAAAAGTATACTTATTGAACAGGCCAACGAATACATGAACAGTAAGCAATGGCCTGGTAAAGCCGCTATTGGTCGTCTGAAAGGTGAGGAACTGGCGCAATATAATTTGTGGCTGGATTACCTGGACGCACTGGAACTGGTGGATACCTCCAGTGCCCCAGATATTGAATGGCCTACGCCTCCGGCAGTTCAGGCCAGATGACATCAGGCGCGGTGCTGGTATCTGTTGCCGCCACCGCGTCAATGTAATCCAGCACAGCGTTAAGCCGGTTTTTTTCTGCCTGCATCAGCTTCCGTCCGGCCTGTAATTTCAGCTGAATCAGACTAATGGAAGCCATTGCAGCATCAATCAGTGACTGGCGCTGTGCTTCTGCCGCTTCTACTGCGGCGCTATGCTGTGCCTCGGTATCCGTGACCCATTTCTCACCATCCCATTTATCGTATGGCGTTAACGGGACGATAGTGGTTGTATTTTCAGGGTAATCACCCGGAGCTGTGATTTCTTTTGATTCTCCCGTTTCGGTGTTATAGACAACTTCTCCGCGATGGTCTGGCACATATTCCCATGAGTTTAAATCTGCCGAACGGCAGATTGCATAACCAGCCTTATGTGTGCCAGGAGCATCTAAACAGGAATATGCAGGGATACCGACACCCACAGCAAGATATTCAGTTGATGTGGAAATATATTCCCGTGTTTCACCATCATAATTATAAACGGTAATATCTCCCGCCTTTGTGGTGATGAGTTCCTTATTTAATATAGCTTTATCCATCAGGCAGCCCTTACGATATAATTAAAAGCGATGTTACGAGGACGAGTTTCTGTACCTACATTTCCACTAATTTCGCCAAAACGTTTTACACTACGAGTACTAATAGCTCGTAGTGAGGAAGGTACCTTAATACCGGGTTCGTCTGTTTTAACTATTCCCCCGTCACCGTATGTAGCCAGTATTCCTGGGTTTACGCCTTCCCGTGCACTTCCTGCGGCGAGTCCGCCCCCTGTCCATAATTCCATATAGTGTGCATGGTCCAAAATTGTGTGTGGCTGCCAATTAAGCAAAGCGCGACCAGTATCAATCCCGCGACCGTCATCCCAGCCACGAATAAATTCACCGCGTAAATCAGGCAATTTATTGGTCGGGTAAGCCTTTGCCAGTTCCGGGTATTCTTCAGCAGAAAAAGCCGCACCATTGCATTTCAGCCAGCCTGTTGGCGGTGTGGCTGAAGGCCACGGAACAGGTACACCAACGGGTAACGCTGAGCCTTCTCCCAAACCAAGGTTTTCGAGAGCCGTTTTCACCGTACCATCCGATTTGATATCGCCAAACGGATTTTGGCGACTCAGGTATTCAGCAGCAAACCCCGATCCCAGCAATTCAACAAAACCGGGCAGATCACCATTATCAAGCACATCCCGTTGTGTTTTATCACTTACAAACTGGGCCAGAGCTGCAGCAATAAAGCTGGCCTGCCGAATAACCTTATTGACTTGCGCACTGGATGCTTTCCCTGCTGTAAATCCGGATAAAAGCGCAGGCAACGCTTCCCATTCCTCCTGCGACATAACATTGGCATTTCGATCAGTTGCAAACGCTTTAAAGTCATTTTTCGCCATCAGAGTAATACTCCCCATGCCCCTACATCAAAACCACTGATGAATTCGTTATCCATATCAAAACCAAAAAATTTAGAGCCTTCCGATGGAGTTTCCACCGAAGGTGTTTCAATGCCCCCCGCCCATACCCCGGCGGCTTTTACTGTGAGATACCCCTGTTTAATTGCCGCAATTAACTCACGCGATACATCTGAAATATCAGCATCAGGAAAGACCCAGACCGATATCGTCATGTCCTGGTTATCGACTATCTGCATTCGCAGCCCGGATCCTGCTGTTGCAGCGTCAAGAATTGCTGGAAGCGAATCATTCCGTCCGTCCCAGTTATTAATCGCAATCTTCGCTTTAAGGATGACACGATAAGTTTCATCGCTGAGGTACATGTATCCGGAATCAGGATCGTATGGCCCCTGCCATACACCCTGATCATATCCAAGCCCGTCGGTATCCCAGCTGAAATAGACACCTGAGATAGGCTGGCTGACAACACGGCTACGCCCGATCCACAATCCCAGAATGTCAAGTTGCACACCAACCGCAGAGTCAATATCAAATGCAGTAATCAGCCCTCTGGTGGCCGCCGCAACATCAATAAGCGGCCGGGTCATCAGATCAACATGTGCAAGAAATTTAGGTTTGGTGACGTGGTAGTTCGTGATTAGTTCGGTGTATTTGCTCATGACTCCACCGTTATAACGATATTTTCCGGGGTACAGGACGCAGATTCGTTGTATCTGATATCAATGTTTGATGACGACAAAGCCCCCGGGGATTTCCCAATCGTCAGTTCCTGAATATCGTAATAGCGTGCATTCCCGCCACTCACCACGCCAAGATTCGCCGGTGAGTAAATGCGACTTAAAAGGACCGAATCACCAATCATCAGACTATTGATATAGTCGGAAATAGCCTGCTGGATCTGCTGCCCTATCTGTGAGGTATAACCCGTAAAAACTTTTAATTTAATCCGGGCATAAACAGGTACATCACTGGAACGCGAGAATTTGATTACATGGGGATTGCCGTATTTATCCGGAACAGTAACGGATGTTGTACCGTGGGTGGCTGTCCCCTGGCCTTTATTCCCTCTGATAGCCTGAGCAATATCCGTCACATCACCGCCATCCACAATTACAGCAACAGAGTGTGGCGGTAACCCGTTACCGTCCTCCGAACCAGTATCGTTTTCATAGATTTTGTGGCGGGTTACACCGGTAACATTAGAAACAGCACCATCCAGTGCTTCAAATGGGGTTATTGATGGCAACGCAACACTTTGCGACTGACGGATACGTAACTCCGCGTCAGTTTCTGCCGAAGTGCCCACAGTAGCCGCAGCAGGATTAGTTACCGAAACCCAGCCACGGGTTGGCGTATTAATTTCAGTGATAGTTCCAGCCAGCGCCGCCACTGCACCACTGACGGAACATGTTGCGGTCGCCATCACTGTACCATCCACGCCGACCACTACTGAAGCAGGCAAACGCCATATCACATTATTACTGTCTTTCACGCTGCCATTAATGATGGTTGTTCCGGCAGTTCCTGCAAGAAGCAAATCAACCGTAGAGTTCGTCGCGCCTTTACGTGAAATACCATTTATTTTCACGTTACTGGTCAGTGCAGCCCCATAGCCGGTTGCCGGTGAAAAACAGTTGTAGACAGTTATCGCCATATTATTGGCATCATGAATCGCCAGCGCCATCAGAGCCACCATCTGGCCGTCTTTGCTGTCCGGTTCGAGGTAGGCATCACTGCCATAAATCTGCTGAAAATAGCTAATCAGGGTGCTGAGTATCGTCTGATAATCAGGCGCACTGATCCCCTCCGCGGTTACCTTTGCAGATAAACCGAGAGAATCAAGGTTCAGAGCCATTACGCCTCCGATGTAACAGTCGTTATTCCATAAAGAGTGTCGATTTCAGCGGAAAACATGACACGTCGGGTCGTGGTATCCACCGTCGTATTGAAAGAGAGGATTGATTTAACGCCCCGCGTTTCGAGGATGCGCTTACGGATCGCCAGGTTGTAGGTTTCAGGCTTCTGCTTACCGAGTACGGACTGGATCCACGGAGTCCCCTCGGTGGTGTCGAGAAACCATTGCCCATACCACAATTCGAATCGCGTTTTTACCGCCTGCGCCACGGCCTCCGGTGAGTTAATCAGCCAGGTGTCATCACCGCTGCCAAAGGTGTAATCGCCATCGGCGTCTTCACGTCTGTATCGCATCAGTTTACCCCGTCGGTACTGCTTCCACCGCGCTGAACACCACCATGAGTGTGCGTATCATCGATTGGCTTGCCGTTAGCCTTCACGCTCCCCAAGAACTCAACAGCACCAGTGATTTTTGAAGCCACACCAGAAACCACAGACCCCACCATGCCCCCCATCCAGGTTAACAGGCCATGAATGGTTACTTTCTCAGAAAAATCAGCCAGAGGGGCAACCACATCAAGACCACCCGGAGCGACAATTTTAATTTTCCTGGTATCAGGATTAAGCTCAAAATAGGTGCTGCCGTCGTCACTACGCAACTGTGTGGCACTGGTATTAATACCGCTCATCTTCCTCGCCTGCGACTGGGGACCGACAATACAAAATGCATCCGATAAATCATGCATTCTGTCATCGACAGGCTCCTGTATCCCGCCACTCTGCCACCAGAAATCAATACAACGATCGGCAAAAATCACCAGACATTCATCACCGGCTTTAACCGGGAACGTTAGCGTACAGCCTCCGCCGCGCGGAAATACCACTGGCACATCCACCAGCAGGGGTAATGTCGTCGACTGGTTGATTCCATTTGAGTCCGGCTCATAGCCTTTAATCGCTGGTTGAACAACTACCGTTACCGTGTCCTGATCAAATGACTGGACGATACCGGGCATAGAAACACGCAGCACCGACATGACAGAACCAGCAAGTCTTACATCGGCCTGTTCTTTACTGCCGAGTTGAGAGGAAAGTGAAACTGGCATATTTTCTCCAGACATAAAAAACCCGCTCGACGGCGGGTTATACACATTTTACGTTTACCGTTGATACGCTATCAGTATCCAGTAATCGTGTCTGCCAGCAGCTCATTCTTATAATCTGACAAGAGTTTTAGTGCCAGTGCAGTATTATCACAATCAGCTTCTCCAGTAGCAGCAAAGATAGTCAACTTCACCAACTCCATGGAGGTGTTAAGTTCATAGCCATTCATTAGCAAGAAAATGCTGGTGGCCTGGAAAGCTGTTCGCTTGTTGGCATCGTTAAAAGCGTGAGACTTCGCTATTGCTACCATATACATAGCGGCAAATTTAAATAAATCCTCACAGCCTTCATATATGTGCAGATTATGCACCCTGTTCAGGGCACCTTCGAGCTTACCTATATCAGGCTGCCCGCTGTTCGGCAGCGTACTTTTCTGAATCGCAATAACCTCATCAACCGAAAGAAACGTAATCTCAGCCATTATTTATCTTCCAGTTTTTTTATAATTTCCGCATGCTTAGTCTGAGTATGTTGCAAAGCTTTAATAAATGACTCTGATACGCCCTGCAGGGCAAGTGCAGCATTGGCAGCCTTCATCATTGCCTGGCGCGCCTCATCAGACTGCAGAAGGACATCTAATTGCTTAGTAAACTTCATGACTCCCTCCGTTACCTGTGGGGATAAATTAGATGAAATTAACTGTGCAAGATGCGCATCTATCGTTTTGTTTTGTGGCTTAATTTCTTTTCCAGACACCACCTTATCAACGGTTTTTGCACTGATAACAGTATCAGGCTTCCCCCGTTGCGTTACCGTTACACTCTCACCTGAGCGTAACAATTCCAGCGTGGCAGATAAATCCGAACGCATTTGTGTATAAGTAATGGTTTTCATAGCACCCTCTCTGTACATGTACAGATTAGCGCATATTCAAGATGAGAGAGCAATGATTAATACAGTTGTGTTGGTAAAGATCACTTCACCTTCCGGCAATCATACGTCCAGAACTCCCGAGGCTCGTCCATATTTTTGCGGATAACTTCAACGTTGAGGATCGGCTTGCCATTTCTGGCCACAAAATCCATCCCTAACCAACGCCCATTACCCGGAATCATCCATTGGATGTTCACATTGTCATAATCACCTTCCTGTTTGAGAAAGATGATTTTCTGTGTCTCCGGTTTCTGTCCATTAATCCTTGCAAGTCCGTCTTGCGCTTTCCAGTTGATCGTAAATGGTCCGCAACCTGTATCAGCAAAGGAAATGAAGGAGATACAGACAAGTAAAACTGTCAACAATAGTCTTTTCATGTGTATTTCGCCGCATCAATCCCTTTCGAGTTAAGCAATTCTTTGCCACCTTTAGCCAGGCAAAGCAGGTCCATATACCACGCCTGCCCTCGGGTGTCGCCAGTATAATCAATGCTGCCCACAATGTAATCACCGTCAGTATTAATACTGGCAGGCTGTGACATGCCTGGCAGACCGTTAACGTAGAGATTACCGTCGCTTTCAGACTCATCCAGTCGTGCTGGCGATTTCGCTACCAGGTCATTACTCAAAGAGGCACGGTATACAGATGCCTGATCCAGACGAATAAGCCCACCGAGCTTAATATTTGGGTTAATCAGACATCTGACATTTACGCCAGCTCCCATCGTCTGCTGTGGCATACCGATAAGCCCGGTGTTAGCGTTCAACACCGTAGCAACACCAATATATTTATCTTCAGGAACAATATTTACCAGATTATTTTCATACCACCAGTTAGCTTTACACTGCCCTGCGATATGATTCATCAACCTTGATGTGTTTTGATAAACAACGCGACCTCGGGGAAATACCGTTTCCGGCATGTCAGGAACTGCGCCGGATTCGATGCCATATGGTTCGAATGATTTCATACCCAGACTGAAAAGATCGCTGTACTTCCAGCCAGCGGCCACTGTGGTTTTCACACTTGCGTTCAGGTGGCCTTCCCAGCTGTCAATACACTGCAACATGATCCAACTGTCTGTGGCATTATCTTTACCAGTGACAGTAAAACGGATATCTCCATTGAATATCATACCAACGTTTTCATCAGGATAATTACCTGCTGCATCCGGTTGCCCCTTGTATCCGGCAATAACCTGTATACGCGAAAACTCCTTCTGCATAATCCGGTTCTGAGTGGTAGGGGATAGGTTATAAACCTTAAAATTCCCAACGAATCCATTAAATATGGTCGCAGGCATTTTCTGAATATTGAAAGTGACTTTAAGCTCAGAAATTTTTATCCCGTCGCCCTTATCATCAACAAGCAATAATTCAAAGTGACGCATCCAGTTTTTCGACATTGTTACTCCGTGAAAACATAGAGGTGTGAGAGCGTTCCAAGATCGAATTGCGTCGGATTCTCCTGCCCTGCCACATCGCAGAGCACCACCAGAGAAAAACCAAGATCCATATATCGATACTGTGCCAGCAGGTCAGCCCCCGTAATCATCGGTATACCTGATATAATGGCGGAGCCATTGCTGTCAGCAAGATCCAGAACCCAGTACTCGCCTCGCCAGATGACAGACAGGTGATAAACCGAACCGTTAATTGTGGTGGCAAAAGTCTGATTGTCAGCAACCAATGGGATTTCTACGGCTTTCATGAATCACCTTCCCAGAAATAAATTGCTCAAATACCCATCAACAGTGGAGATACCTTCTTGCGCCATCTGTGGCAGCGATTTCAGAATGGAATTATTCGGCGGCACCGTTGTTTTGGTGCCTGTATTCTGCACAGCAGACGTTCCGACTCCCTCGGTCATATTGTTTTTCGGGGCAACCCTGACTGACTGCGTGGAGGTAATAATTACTTCTCTGAGGGTAAGTGTCGCCAGAAGCACATTTTCACTACTCTTATCGGTCGTGACCTCCAGCGTTTTTATCAACATATTGTTGTAAATACGCTTGCCGGTTGTCACATCGAAAGGAATACGATTCCGCTGCAGGTTAAGCAGTTCCTGATACAGTTCTTTCGGGCTCAGCCCCAGTAAACTGGTAGCAGTCAGGTTACTGGCAAAATCAAGCAGCGATCCGCCTCCGGAAAAACCGGTTTCCATCACAACCTCAGAAGGGCGCCTGAATGCGTGTTCTGATATGTAACCAGCGCCCTCACCACTGGCACCAGCATTCGTGGGCTGTTCAACCGGATGTTCCGTAATTTCCAGGGCGTCAGTGTGCTTTTCGGTAATAACCACATCAGGAATAATGATTCCTATTGAGCGGGTTCGCTGCTGCAGTAAAACAGATAAAAAGTCCATCACGCAGGCCCTTTCAATTGCTGTACCGCCCTGGCATTTACAGCCCCCTGCTTGTCAGCAATCAGATTAGCCGCCTCCTGAGGGTTGTTAACTCCATGAACATTTATAACAGTCTGCTGGTTAAGGCTGCCAGCGGCGGCCTGATACGCCAGCGGGCTGTTCCAGTTTGAATAACCTTCTTTGCGCGCCATCGACTGCATCAATGCTCCCATAGTCCGGGGATCTGTAAGATTCAATATTGCATTCGGTGATACTCCCATCCATTTCGCAACATCCTGTGCATACTTTTTCGGATCGTTGTTATCACCTGCCGGGGCCCAGGTACTGACAATATCCTGAATAGTCTGTAATGCCCGTCCGGTTGTTTTCCCGGTAAAGTAACGCATGAGCTGGTTTTTCATCGCCTCCCAGCCCTCAAGCGCTGATTCGAAAAACCGGAACCCTTTACCGCTCACCGGGCGAATGTTCCCGGGGTTATTGTTGCGATCAGCAAGAGTGCCGCCGCCGGGGATGTCGGGCTGGACGTTGGAGCCATGCACTACACCGTTACTCTGTCCCTGCCGGATAACTTTACCGGATCCCCCGTGCAACCAGTCCATCCACGCAGGCCATTCACGGACCTCACTGACATCCCTGCGTCCGATATCTGTTTTTATACCAATAGCAGCCAGCGTGTCGCCGATAATTCGCTTCGTATACATCAGTGAAGATTTTGCGCTATCGGCAATATTTTCTCTGTCACTAACAATATAGCCCGCGTAAAGCGCCCACAATTTAAGCCAGGGTGGGACCGGTAAACCTGATATTTTTCCGAAAGCCCCCAGAACCTTGGATGCCCAGACACCCGCGATGAATGTACCGAGGATTTCCAGTGCATTTTGCCAGCCGCCAACACCATCTTTTAGTTCCAGAAGGTGATCACGAAGCCAGGTGATCGCATCCTTCGCTTTATCTATTGCCGGTTGCCATTTTTCCCAGTCGATAAGACTGTTACCGCCTTCTTTCCATGTTTTGTAGTCTTCCCACAAGAGACCGAGAGCCACGATCAGACCGGTAATCAGCCCTATAGGTGACATCCAGAAAGTAGAGTTAAGTATCCGCATGGCGACAACCAGACCGCCGATAACCTCTATCAGGGTTTTCGTTTCGGCATCCAGTTTCCCCCACCACTCGATGATATCTCCGACACCATCGACTATCCGAAATGCTACCCGCCCGACTATCTCACCCAGCCAGAGGATCCCCTTTATGACCTTTGTGATGGTGACTTCAATTTTGGGAAAATTTTCAATTATCTTTTTGCGCAGGTTATCAATCTGCCCCGCCAGTCCGTCCGCAAGATTCGATCCGATTTTGTCCCGCGCCATCCCGGCCATTTCACCGAGCGATTTCAGCGAGGTCATAAACCGGTTTGACGATAAGGCAGCCTGATCGGCATTAAATCCGATCGCTTTCACCATTTCTGAATACTGAGCGCTGAACTGCCCCACTCCGCGACGCATAGCCATCAGGGTATTTTCGTCAATGCCCAGCATCTGCGCATACTGGTTAGCCCGGTAATACGGCATGCTGCTGAGTTTCTGTCCAACGCCCGTAAAGATAGCAGCCATGTCACGCATGTTACCGCTGGCATCACGGGTCTGTACGCCCAGGCGATTCAGAAAGCCTTCTGCTCCGGGATTGTTACGAATAAACCGGGAGAGGCTTTCCAGAGAAGATCGCGCAGCGTCCACGCTGCCGCCAACCTGCGAAACCGCATAGCCAATAGACTGAATTCCCTGGACTGTCGCGCCGGTGCGCTGTGACGCCCAGTAAAGATTATCCAGACCGGAGGCGATCTTAGCCGTGAAGGCCACCACGGACAGCGCGGCTCCTTCAACGGCCAGCCCCATTTTGATGACATTTGCAGTTGTACCGGCGAGGACAGAACCGAATTTTTTCGCTCCTGCATCATCCACACTGAAGCCAAGCGAGACGAGGAAATCTTTAATAGTTTCAGCGTTCATTATCCTCTCTCCATTTCTCAATGCGCCGCTGGTTATCCGCTTTTACCGCCAGATGGTCATTCAAGAGAGCAATGTCGTACAAATCGACAGAGCCATCTTTAAGTGCTGTATAAGGAATTAACCCGGCGTCAACCGGATTGAGAAGGTAGGACAGCCCGTCCGGCAGGCTGTTAAACGTCAGCCCTGTTGCAGGCTCTGCGTCGTGCTGGTAAGGGGTGTAGGCAAAAAATTTCCCAGCGAATCGGCGACCACCCGCGCCACCAGATGAAGCATGACCAGCAGGTCAATATCATCAAACATCAGTTCGCCCCGGGTAAATACCGGCACCCATCCGTCCATATGACGCCGCGATACCACCGCAAGACAGGGATGAATAATCGCATCGGTGTCATCTTCGGTCAGGGAAGACAGTTCCTCAGCGATACGCGGGAGCATGGTTTCAAACACCGGTTTTAACTGCTCGAATTTCACGGTGTCGATTTTGCCGTCAGCAGGCAAACGGGAGCGAATGCTCCCGAAATCTGACATCATTCCTGCCAGCACCGGCAGAAGTTTGCGGGTCACTTTCAGCTGGTCAAAAACGCTGAGTTTTGCCACGCGATATTTCACGCCTTTGATTTCGAATTCCATCTATTAAAACTCCCCGAGAACCTGGTCAATCTTGCCGCAGTCAAACACCCACGGCATCGTATTACCGGTTTTAGCGTTGGCGTTATCCGGTTGTTTCTGGAACGCAACACTGCGTGCCGTGATGATGTCGCCGCTGACCTTGTTGCGGATCACGATAACGTTATTCCCCCATGTGGCAGAAGACTGGCTCTGTGCGTTATACGCCAGCGACAATTTTTTATTTGTCGGTGATGTCTTCAGAAGGTTAACGGTAATCGTCCCGCTTTTATCTGCATGGAGACTGTGCATCACTTCGCCATCAGCACCGATAGTCATGGTGTTTTTAGGACCGCCCATCGCAACCACAATCCCCTCTTCAGAACTTGCCGAACCGTACCCGAGGTCAATCGAACCGGTCGGCCCGGTCAGCGTCGCAGTGACATCCATAAAAGAATAGGTAGACATTCACTTCCCCTTAGCGAACAACGTTAATCTGTACGTCAGCGTAATGAACCGCGCCTGCAAGTTTTATTGCAGCCTGAATCACCGGAGCCTTACGGGCTTCACGTTCTGATTGTGCCTGTTCATCCAGCGGCTGGGCGTATACGTAATAACCTTTGGGCAGCGTGTCACCTGATGACAACTGACCAAGGTCGCCACCGTTCCATACGCCCGGAGCAATCAGTCCATTCTGAACGGCCTGATCCAGTGATTTTTCAACACTTGATAACAGTCGGGTAATACCGGCTTCAGTCTGGGGAACTTTCGTGGTGCTGGTATAAAGCAGGTTATAGAGGTTGGTCTGCACATAATTCTGTAACCAGTCCAGGCCGTGGCGTTCATCAAAGAAATCACCGTTGGCCATCACTCCCTGCTGGAGGATAGCCGTATCATTCTGGTAGTACACGAATACATTGCAGTTTTTTGCATCAAGTGCCGATGCCTGGCTGACTGTCAGTGTTTCATACCCGACACCCGGCTCCTGCTTAAACTTGAGCGTAATCGCGGTATTACTGCCATTGAAATTAACCGTGAATGCCCGGCCAAATGCAGATAACGCAGCGTATTTATTACCCGATGAATACTGAATAAAACTGCGTGAATATCCGGCGGTTTTCAGTTTTGATGCCAAATCATCGCTGGATGCAGTCTGCAGGCATTTCTCATCGCTTGTCGTAATCGCCAGAATACGGCTTACAGAAGAGGATTCGATCGCCGCAGCCACTTTCAGCCAGACTGCATCCGGAATATCTTCATCGTCTGCAATCCCCAGCCCATACCATGAAGTATAATCAAGCATGGCATTCACAGCCTGCTCCAGCGTCTCAGGCGTGGCCTGTTCGCTGTCTCCCTTCGTTTTCACCCAACGACCAACAAAAACCTCCTGAGGTTTCGGTGATTGAGAGAAAAACACCTGCGCAGCCTTATATTCTGGTGATTCCACGCCAAAATCTTTTCCAATATCTTCCGCGGCAGAATAACGGCGAATGCGCTCACTTACCGGAATGATTGTGGACGGGCCGAGAATGAGTAATGCACCAAAATTTCGCCCTGATGCTGCACGCGGCGACATGATCACATCAACATTAACAACGTTTGATACAGGCAAGCCCTGTGCCATAGCTTAATCTCCGAAAAAGATGACTGGTGCTTCCACCAGCGATTTAATACCGTACTCGCGCACAACCTTCCGGCGCAGACGCACCGTCATATCGTAGCGGCGGACCCATTGCTGATTAATAAGTTCAGGGAAGGGAGTCAGACCTGTGTAATCGCCAAGAGACAGCCCCAGCGCATTCAGTGCTGCGTTGTTCTGCGGTACAGATATACCGTCACGAAACCGGGACGCATACACCATCCCCGCCGGACCATAAAACGAAGCCATACACTCAATCGTTTCATGCCGCCAGAGCTGAGAGCCATCATCGGTCTGTCTGGTGAATGCCGGACTGTCATCACCTGACCATCCGATAACCCCAAACGCACACCAGTTCGTTTCAGCCGGTAGCAGTGGCGGTTGCTCTTTCTGCCAGCGCGGACGAACCATCCCGGCAGACAGACCGGAAACGTTACGCATCCACTGGCTTAACAGCCTGTCGAGCGCTTCGTCATAATCCGGATCGCCACTGGTTGGTATCAGACATCCGCGCTCTGTGCTGGTGTTATTGCTCAACCGGAATTCCCCCATCAAACGGCATCAACTCACAATGCGCCTGAACGAATCCGGCCCCATAAGCTGTATACGGGTCGACGAAGGTCACACGATAATCACGGCCCTGATACGTCACGATATCGGCATCACGGCCAGTCTGTCCCTGCGTCAGTCGCTCAGTCGTCACAATCAGAATTGCACCACTGATTACCTGCCCTGCCTGCATACGGCGGTTTTCCAGAGAGCGATCAACAGTTACGACTCCGGCAAACTGCTTTTTAACTTCACTGTCGCTGCCGATCCCGTCCTCATCCACCGTTTGCACTCGGCGTGTTACCCACAAATTGAAGTCGCAAAAATCGGGGTCAAAAAGCACATCTGTTACATCAAGAGTCGGCATCTTTATCCCTCACTACATGGGTAATCGCTCTGCGATATTGCCCGGTGTCAATTAATGGTTTCGCCAGTTCGGTTCCCGGGGATTCGCCAGCAGCACGCCGGGCAAGTTCCAGTGTTGCCCCCTTGCGCCCCCGACGAGCCCGGGCTTCAACAGTACTGTCAGCAAGCGGCGTAAAGCCGGTAATGGTCATATAACGCCTGACGCCATTAGCGGCCAGCGTTCCGGCACGGTTGAGTGCGCGTTCTGCTCCCGCAGCATTACCATCAAGTGCAGCCTGCGCCGCGGCTTTGAGCTGCGGCACCGTCTGCTCTTCTGCCGATTTAACGCCGGGGACCAGGTGAGGTCGTGGCGGGATGTTCTGCTCTGGTGAGCCGTATTCGTTGAGGTAACCGATGCCCGCATTACCAAACGGAACATCATCCCGCCCGCTGTCTTCCGAAGGGATGCCGACCAGCACATCTTTTTTGGTTAACGACCTGAGCGCATCCAGAATGGCCTTAGCGTTATCCACCCTCGTTGTTACACCGCTTTTGAAACTCATAGCTGGCGACCACCTGCACCGAACATCGTGATCAACTGATAAAATTCAGCGCCATATCGGGTGTTATTCCAGAAACCTGCATCAGGATTCAGCGTCGCGCTGGTGTCATAACTGACGCTTACCTTATCCACGGACTTTGAGGACTGAACACCATTGGTTGAACCGCCCGGACCACCAGCCAGCATCGCCCGGCTGTCTGCCGCCCAGAGCGTCATGTAGTGCGCAACGAACAACCCGGCAAAGTACGGAAACAACTTTTTGCCGGTGACGTTTTCGCTCAGCAGTTCATCGGCCAGATTCAGACGAAACTGGATTTGCGCTTCGGGATATTTGGCAGGGTCAGCAAACTGCGGGAAGTCGCGGCGAAAATCACTTACCGCTGGCAGACTTTGATTCTTTGGCATTTTTTACCTCGTTACGCGCGTCTGTGGCTTTGCCAACGGATACTTCCGCGTGCGCACGAGTGAACCAGTGCGTGGCAACGACTTCCTCCACAGCATGACGGCCTTTAACAAACTCGCGCCGAGAACCGTCGGGAAGCGTGAGCACAAACGGGGTATGTACGTGTATTACTGCATCATTTTTTGCCATCGGGTCATCCTTAATGGCCCCGCCAGGGGGCCATGTGGCTGTTAAATGCCATCAACGTACGAAATGGTTTCTTTGTACACTGGCTCGACTGCACCCAGCTTGCCGTAGTAAGTGACGATCTGATACAGACCGCGATACTGCACCGGCACGCTCTGAAGCGGAACCAGCGGGTAGCGGACGTATTTTTTATCGTTGGTGTACGCAACCATGCGATCCTTATTCCCCACACCACGGCCTTTCAGCCATTTAACCGCGCGGATATTCAGCGGAACACCGTTCTGGTGATAGCTGATGGTGTTGGTCTGAAGGTACGTCAACAGGGACTGGTTACCCGCAGATGAAACGATGATGCTGGACAACAGAGCAAACTGCTCAGGCGGGATCAGCAAATCACGCGGAACCACAGAGTAACCGGAAGCGGCCCACGCATCAGACAGCACCTGGTTAATGCTTGCGCGGATTTCGTCCGGTGTTGAGGTTGCCCACGTTTTGGCAGCGTTGTTGACAGGCACGCCGTCCAGGGTAACAAGGCCTTTCAGGTTTAACGCTGAATCGCCAACATACACCTGTTCATCGTTATCCATCTGCCATTTCAGTTGCATCCCGTCATACTTCTGCGTATCAATCGGGCGTCCGACCTGCTGAGCAGCCTGCAATTCTATGACCGTCCAGCCAAGTTCCATCCCCCACAGGTTCAGCGGGTTACCGGATTTGCCGATATCCACGTTCACGCCAGCAATAGCGGTTGAGTCTTTGCCTACCCAGTTTTTGCCATTCGGATTTGCACCAGTACCCGCAGCAGCGAAGCTGGTATTCGTCCAGCTGGAAATGTCATCTGCGATAGAGACATCTTCACGCAACTGAATATCGCGGGTCCAGGTGTACCCCACCAGTGGCAGGTTCAGCGTCTGGTCGAGTCGCTCCAGCTCCCCGATGAGAAAGGCACCAGAGCTGTCAACGGTTGCCTGATCAAAAGTAATCATTCGTCTGTTCCTTAAATCTTCCAGGAAATTTCTGCATTGCCGTTAGCATCACCGGCACCTGTGAATTCAGCGTTGGTCAGCACCACATTTTTGCCACTGACTGACGTGGACATGAATCCCCCCAGCGGCACTTTGATGGATTCATCAGTGGAGACGACAACGTATACCGGGTCGCCTTTTTTGATGGTGCTGGCATCAAAATCAGAACCGAGATTAACAGTCACATAGCCACGCTTCATGGCGTCGCCCGGGAAGTTCTTGCCTGTTCCCACCTGACGAACCATGTCCGGCTGCGACGTGGTCGGATAAGGGCGCACGTAGATCCCCTTCACCTTGTCTGCGGTATCACCATCTGCCAGCGGCACGAAAAAACCGTCATCATCGTATTTACCAGCCAGCCCATAGGCAGCGAAGGCGTTATCGGATTTAAGGACCACCGGTTCGACGGTTAAGTCCTGCGGGCGAGAGACAGCCCCGGCAATGCCAACAGGCATCCGGTACAGAAATACATTATTCATTTTTTACCCTTTACGGTTTGCCCAGAATTCAGCGTTTTGTTTGTTCAGGGAAGCGATACTGGTCATGCCCATGTTTGGGCGCTGTGCATCGCCGGTGGTGGCGCGGGTGTTTCGCCCTTTGGCAATCTCAGACACGGCATTAAACGCCATGTCGACCGATTGTTTCGGTAATTTGCGGATATCCGCATCACCGACTATCTGGCGAACCAGCGTTTTGTCAGCAGAAGCCAGAACCTCACGTTTGAACGCGGTCGGTTTCATCTTACGGCTCAGATCGATACCCGGAACGATAACTTCAGCACGCCAGGCTGAGTCACCAGTAATCGTGGTTTCCTCTTCATCGTCCTCGCCGTCACCGGTCGGATTATCGTCAGGCTTATTGTCGTTATCGCCCGTCGCATTTCCTTCCAGCTTAGCCAGCAGGGCTTTCAGTAATGTTTTGAGGTCATCATCACTGTCGCCGGTTGGACCTCCGCCCATCTCTGGTGCTTTGTCCGGTAGCGGTTGCTGCGGGGACAGGTTGATGTTGAGATTAACGCCCTGCGGCAAATCCCCCTCATCTCCTGTAACCGATGCGGGAGCCGACTCCACCAGTTCGTTCATGGTGTCAGCGTCACCCGTTTTGATGGCCGTGCGCATGCGGGTCCACCAGCTTTTCTTTTGATTTGCCATTGTGTCTCTGTCTCCAATTGCACAACGATTTCCGGCTCTGCCTTTAGGGACAAGAGCCACATGGTTTCCGGTAATATCGACCTGCTCGGCTTTACCTGGCTCGGTCTGCTCATACTCCGCGTCATAGCCGCACGACACTTCGCGCAGGCCATCTTCGATAAGCTGAATGGCGCTTTCGTCTTTGACGATAAGGTCAACCAGCATCAAATCAGACTGCTCACCCGTCCCGCGCCGGACATTCTGGAGGTGCCCGACAGCAAGCTCTTTCCAGTTCTCGGGATTTACCAGCCGCACATTCCCGTTTTCATCTTCAGGATGCAGAATCGTGATGCTCATCCCTTCGAATGAGGCAAGCGTGGCCGGATGGAATACCTGCTCAGGAGAACGCGTGACGACTATTTCACCGAACTTATCGGGTTTCAGTTTTGGCAGGTCATCAGCACCATAGAGCTGCTTACCTGTTCGTCCTATCGGCACGTCTTTGCACAGCAACGAGCCGTCAGCCAGCTGGTAGCGGGTTTCTCCCAGCCGGGTATTGAAAAAATATTTCATGGGTTACCTGCGATTCAGGCGGGATAAGATTGGGAAGTGGGAAAAACGATTTCTTTATAACAGCGACAATTCGGGAGCTCGCCAGCGTGACCGGTCATGCCATCAAGCGTTGGAGGTTTGCCCCATTCGACAAATTTACCTTCCATTTCCCGATGAGAATGCCTGACGTCACCATCTTCGGCTGTACGCCAGATATAACCATTCGAACCAATTGACAGCGCACGCGCCTGATCCAGCGCGCCGGTTGCACGTCCAAGTTCAGTACGGGCAATCAGGTCAGCTCTGGACTTTGCTATATCACCCGATGCGGCTATTTCTTCAGCAAAATGTTCTGCTCTCCCGCCGGTCACAACAGCTTCTGTCGCCCGATTCTGGATGTCGTACACCCTGTCAGCCGCCTCGAGGGGTAGCGATTTGATGTACTTGACCTGTTCGGCGATGATGGATTGCATCACCTGGCCCACAGGAGCGCTTTCCACAAGATTGCGGAGCTCGCGACTGATGTTCTTGCTGTGTTGCCGCCAAACTTTCTCGTTCTGCCGGGTTAGATCCGCAGTAAAGTTTTCCGCGACCTTTGTCGCCCAGGGGGTTATGATTTCACTGTAGCGCTCCAGCGCCGCAATAATTTCCGTGATACTGTCATTTGAACCATCGTAGCGACCATTTACGATGTCCCCGACCGCCCGCGCTATCCTGCGTAGACTGGTTCGATACCGGATTTCCGCCTGACGGTTCCTGCGGTTCGTCATCAGGTTCGCCGATGCCGGGCGGCGCTTCGTCTTCGGCATTCTCTATGTCCTCGTCGGTAATGGATGCCCCGATGCCGGTTACGTCAGAATTTTCGCGCAAATCAGTCATAGCGGCTTTCAGTGTCATCAGACCATCACCCAGCGCTGTACTGATTGCGTTGGTGGTATTTAACGCCACCGTTGAACGATCGACATCAGACATTTGCCAGAGCGGGTTAAACTCAAACGTGAAATCATCCGGGAGCGGCTTGCCAAGTTCCGAACGATGCATGATGTCCAGTATCCGCCGCACCGGAAGACGTAAACGCCTCTCCTGCAACGAGCTTACCCGGTCGTAATAGTTGGCAAGGTCTGCATCGCCGGTAGAAAATCCTTTCGGGGACTGTCCGAACAACCGCACCAGTGGGATACCAACAGCGCCACTAATCTGTTCTGCAAACTGCGAAAGGATGTCATCCAGACCACTGAAGCTGTACTGATGCGTTTCAAACTTATCCCGCGAGTCCATGAGCGTCATACCTTCATTGCTCTGGAACTGTCGAATCAGGTCGATATTCTTCAGAAACGCTTCATACGCAGGACCACCAAGTGCGATAAGCTCGCGTAGCTTCTCCACGCTGTAGGTGCGCAGATGCGCCTTGTAGACCAGCTGCGCCGCGCCGACAGTAGCGCTGTCGAACGCGGTAAGACGATCCCAGATACGCTCTACAACCGACATTCCCCATTCGTTCTCGGTCATCTTCTGCTGAAATGGCAGCGTGACGCCATCAAAGCGAATCAGGCGACTGTGATGAATGCGCCAGGCAGGAATTCCCGTTGCTGTGGTCACCACATCGTAAAACTCAGGTTTACCCAGGTCCGGCCCCATATCTTTAATGCGGCGGGTCAGTACCGGGTCGATCATCCAGCGGTCGAGCGGGAGAATCCCCTTAAACTTGCCCTTACCGATGGTTTCGGGTCGCAGCGGGGTCATTGGTGCCTGCCCCTCAATCATGATGAAACCCACCGCGCCGCCGTAGAGGCGCGACCATTTCAGCACGTCATTCAGCGCATCCCAGATTTGCAACTCATCCAGTTGTGATTCGAGAATGCCACGATCTTTTGCATCAATTTCCGACGTGATGCGAATGCCTTTGCGGGTCATATCATCCGGGATAGCATCGACTGCTTCGCCGATGATCCAGGATGAACGATAGGACCATTCCACCAGCATGCGGTTACGACTGGTGAAATTAGCCCGGTAGGTGGATGCTGAGTGCTGGTTAGGTGTCTGCATCCCTACGCGGGCAATAAAATTCTCATAACCATCAGCTGTGGCCTGCGCAGTTCGCCGCAGGGCTTGTTTGTTTCGTGCCATCAGGCCTGTCTCCCTAGCAGCTCCCAGATGTTCAGGGCTGAATTCATTGGGGCATAGTTGATCATCACCGAGTCGGCAAGGTTTGGCGATCGGGTTCCATCAGGCTGTTTATCAATAACGATTTTTCCCACACCATTAATGGAATAGGTCGGCTGCGAAAGCTCGATGATGAGTTTATCTTTGAGTGCCATGCTACTGCTGATTGAGATGATTTCGTCCGGGTTGTAAGCCATACCTTCAACCACGGCGCGCCAGGTATTCTGAAAAAGTTTACGTAACCGCCACCAGCTCTGGGCTTTGGCGTTAGCGAAGAAGTCCTTGTTCAGACGTGCGGCTTGCCCGTTGTCCCCGCGAACAGCTTCATCATCCGGATCAAATACCGCGCCACTACCTCGAAACGGTGTGGCAAGTATTGACGGTCGGCGCGCAGCGTTACGCAGTTCGTTGATAGCGCGTGCATCGCCGCGAACGCCAGCGCCCAGCCCGTCCTCGTCAAAGCGAAACTCTTCGAGGTTGTCCTGTTCGCAAAAGCCGAAAACCTTCTCGACGGACTGATAAATGTCCCTGCCCACACCGGACCATTCCCGCACATTTTCCAGGAGGAAGCCATGACGGGTGGAAAAGGCATTTTTGTCCCTGCCTTCGTCGGCGACATCCATCGCGCCAAGTCGTTTGCCTGTTGGCTGGATACCCAGTTTGATATGCGCATCAACGGCAGCCTGTACCCATTCGGATGGAATCAGAACGCCTTCCGCTGATGCGCTGTAGTTCAGATCAAGTTCCTGTGCCACCACCACCGGATTATCGATTTTCTCGCATTCCCTGCGATACCACTCTTCATCCTTGCGAGGATCATCCCGCCAGTGGAATGTGAATACCGGTATCTTCCCGCCATGACGCTTCTGAGCGAACGGGTTAGCCATGCCGTTAACTGAACTCAGGTCGATACGGCAACGCGTCGTTTGTGACAACGCCGCATCAATCAGCAGAGGACGCTGAAGGAATGCAGCCTCATCAACCAGATAAAGCGTGGTACGGTCACCACGACCAATATTATCGCCAGCCTCGCCTTTGATAACGGCACCAGTTTCAGGAAACTCAACACGCATATATGGCGCGTGCTTCTTCTCGCTCCACGAACCGCGAAACTCTACAGGTAGCGTTTCCACGAACTTGCGTGCCTTCCAGAACAATGCTTTCGGGTCACCAGTGCTGTCGACGTATTCCTCTTTACGGGAGCCGAAACCGATAACCATTTCTTTGTTGAAGAGACAAAGCGAGCAGGCCAGTCCGATCGCGGTCCAACTGAGCCCCATTTCACGGGATTTTTCGGTAATACCATTCTCCCGATTGCCCCAGCGTTCCATAATCCAGTGGATCCACTCCTCCTGCTTAGGGAAGAGTAAAAACGGAATGGTCACCGGCAGGCCATAATCAATATTACGCGGGTCCGTTGTCATGCCCCAGTCGATGATGAACTGAGCCGGATTGGTTCGGTAAAACTGCTTCAATACGGGCAATATTTCAGGATTCTGGCGAATGCGCTGTAGGCGTTCCATCCGCCATTCAAAAACCATCTGGTAATCAGGATGTTTAAAATCGAAGGGGAATGGTAACGGCATACTTAGCCCATCATTTTTCTATACGCCTCTGCAGCCTGCTCCGGCGTTAAGTTGGTAATTTCTGTTCTGACTGGTCCTCCATCAGCGCCAGTCACTTCATTTTTGACGTTGTCTTTAAACGCCTGAACAGAAACATGACGCCCAAGCAACTCAAGGTTTTTAACCTTATCAGGCCATTTGATTTTCTTCAGAAGTGCGGCGCTATCTGCGGATACCATCTCCACGACATCCATTCCTGATAGCGTTGTGCGCCATACCTTAGGCCAGTCTTTAATGGGCTTTAGCTCACCGTTTTGCAGGAGAATGTCGAGCACATCCATCTGGTCGATTTCAATAAGGCGATTAAGTACATATTCTGCATTAATACCAACAAGATCATTGCGTTGCGCTTTCAGTTCAGCGATTCTGAATTGTATGTCAGGTTTTGACAGGTTTTCGTATGCGGTACGGTTAGCTGTCTTTGCGCTGTACCCCGCCCGAATAGCCGCTTGCGTGGCGTTTAAATCGATGAGGTACTCGCGACAGAACATTTCTTGCTTGTCGGTGAGTGCCATTGATATACCTGAGGAAATTATGAAGTTAGAAGATTTCGCAGCTTATAACCGCCCTCAATCTAAGGTGTCCGATGAGAGGAAATTTCTTGATTACATTCACAGTCGGAACAGATGGGTTGAGTTTATCAAAAGCATCGATAACGCAAAGCCAGTATCAATTGCCATGAAAAATTCATTCCATAGTCAATGGGTTGAGTCTGGGGCCTTTATACGTGAAAAGATCAACGACGACTCAATTCTCCTCAAACTATTAACGCTCTTATTGCCAACATATGATGGTGACAGCCTTGTACTTTATCGGGGAGAAAATAAAGACAGGTTCGATAAAGGGCTCATTGGATTTTGCTGGACAACGGACATTTCAGTCGCCGAGAAGTTTGGTCGTGGATTGAATGCATACAAATCACCAGGTTTGCTGTTAAGAGCTGAAGCTCCAGCCTGTTCTATATTAGCTGGCCCCAATGCCCACAGTCGTTATCTTGGTGAAAATGAGTTCACGGTTAACCCCTCGCGTCTTTCAAACATAACCGTTATTGAAACCTATCCGGACAACTCTTTTTTCAGATGATGAATAAATAGATGCCCTATACTTCACCCGCCACTGGTACGCCGTTTCGATAGCCTCCCAGTCCGGTTTTGCCATGAATTTTTCCTCTTAGTGACATTATCGAAGCCCCTTATCAAAGGAGCTTCTGTAATGTCAGTCCCGAACGAACGTAACCTTCGTGTTTGTCGCTCGCCGTACAAGGCGCGCCGCTTCGCGTTGCATTTCATCGATAACTTTTGGCGTCATCGGCTGATGCGCATATTTACGTTCAATCTCTGCAAAAATCCCGTTCATCGTTTCGCTGTCTGGTGGGATAACTTCAACGTTTAATCGTGCCATTGGTTTGTGCTGTCCTGTTTTTCTCAAAAGTCCTGATATCAGCCTTATCCCTGTTGCACTGTGCTAACGCTGACAGCAACGCAACATTCAGGTTAAGGCTGGCTCCCCACGTAAACGGGTCGGGTAAATCTGGCTGGGGTGTTTCATCCGTCAGACTGGCTGGTAACGGAACGACCGGCACCGACACGTATACCGTTCGCGTATTCGTGCAACCGCTTAACTGCGCCAGAAGGAACGATACGAACAGCGCAATCATCATCCGCAACAGCCACTTTGATATCTTCCTGGGTTCTCTGTGACTCCAGTGCGATCTGCTGTTTTGCATGCTGGTTAGCCTCTATAACTGTGTTGATGATTTGCAGTGATTGCAGGACGTTACGGGTAATGGCTGTTGCTGATTCAGCATTTCGTACAGCCTCATCAGCGCGCTCCTTTTCATGCTGATATTTGTTGTAGTAATGCCCGGCAGACCAGATGAAAGAACCGATGACGGTAACAAAGAAGGCAACAATAACCAGCTTATATCTCAGCTTCATTTACCACCCCACCAGCTTCTTTAAATCGGGCAATCAGGTCACCGATTCTATGTTCATACTGACCGTAACCAGCACCCGGCAACGAAGCCCAGATATTGCTGCACCGGTCGATTGCCTGACGAATATCGCCGCGGTCAATCATCGGTAAAGCGCCACGCTCTTTAATCTGCTGCAGCGCTACAGCATCCTGACTTTCTGGAGAAAAATCTTTCAGGCCAAGTTGCTTGCGGTAGGCATCCCACCAGCGTGAAAGAAGCTGGTAACGTCCGGCGGCTGTTGATTTGAGTTTCGGATTTAGCGTGACAAGTTTGCGGGGGTGATCGGAGTAATCAGTGAACAGTTCGCCACCGACAATAACATCATAACCGTGATTTCTGGTTTTCTGCCGTCCGTTATCTGTTCCTTCTGACCATGCCACCATATCAAGGAAAGCTTTACGCTGGGAATTCAGTGTCTGCATTAATTACTCCTTATGGGCACCGAACTTGTTACCGATGACCCTCATTGCCGCACCACGAATAGCATCAACACCAATCAGCCCCACCCCACCACCAATGGCAACAGAAAGTGATTTAGGCCATCCGACATACTCAAGCGCGGATGCAAAGGTCAGCGTCAGAGCACCACAAAGCAGAATCTCAAGCGTTTTTCGTTTCCAGCCGCCGCCACCGCCAAAATAGGCAATGCGCAAACCAGCCATAATAATTGACATAACCACTGCGCCCAGCGGCGTATCTCCACGCCACCAACTTTGTAAGAGCTCCAGTAAGTCAGGCCAGGAATGAGGGGCATTGTGCATTTTCATAAGCCTCACCTCCGAGAGTTCGGATGGTGCTAAGTGTAAGATTCAGGCTCTCAGGCTTACTAACAAGAAGTCGAGGATATTTCCGGAGCCTAACAACGAAAAAGCCCCGGGACATGCCGGGGCCAGATGGAGTGCCAGATTAAGCTTCTGGCGGTATATACTCGTGTTTGATATCGTTAAATCGCCAAAAGTAACAATTCAAACAAAGAGGATTTTTATGTCTGAAAAAAACAAGCCACAAGGTGAAAATAAACCTCAGCAACCCGTGGCACCAAAACCAACTCCAACACAAAGTACTGCAGACTTTGCTACACGTCGTGTTTTTGTTGGAGATTCTGCCGACTCAGTCATTGAACATATAAAAAAACAGCCGAGATAAACATCGCAGCTACCGGAGCAAGGATGGTATACATCCTTGCTTTATCGAGACTCGTGCGGATTTTCTCATTTTCCAACAGTAACTCTCTTGCTGTATCACTCAAGTCAACAAGGCGATACCTTCGTATAAGCGGCAATAACTTATCAGGTCCTAAATATCCTGCATCAGCGAATATTTTAAAGCTCGAGGGCACCATATCCTTATATTTTTCATGATATAGATGATCAGGAGGGGCATTGATCAGGCCCCTAACCTTCACAGATAAACCAGTACATACCAAGTAAATGGCGCACCATGTCCATAGTAATGTAAATGTGGTAATTCCAGCGGTGAGAAAATCGAAATTAGTTTTCTGTGTCAGCAATAAAAAAGATGAGCCAATTCCAACAATCTGAATGTTCAGAAGTTTGTATCCATTCTCAACATTGGTTTTGTTAGAAAGATGAATCTCTCGTATCGTCTCTTCCCCTTGTTTTTCAAGGTAATCGACGAGTTCATCATCTACTCCTAAAAAATAATCTTTAGGTAGTTCTCTCATCTCACCTCCACATCCTGTACTGAAAACAATTTTACCAGAATGTCTCGATTCCAGGTATTCCGCCAGGAATCGCGCTCCAGAAATGAAACATCAGGTTCGCCAGTACCAGAAACAACAAAACCCGCTCAATGGCGGGTTCTGGTAAAGTTCATGCGCTTGGTTCGCCTCGCGATACAGCTTTGCGAAGCGTACCGGAATTGAAGCAGTTTATGGCTAAAATTGCAAGAACTTTTTTAAAGCTGCATCAGCCTTTCCACCAGTTTATCTCTGCGAACAACAAACCAACCATTGGCTCTCGCCAGTTCCAGCCATGACTCAAGGGAAATAACAATATCATCATCCCGCAACTGAATTGTGGAAACAGTGACACCGCCTCGCTGATAACAGAGAACTCGCGTGTCGTAACTTTTCTGGCATGAAGCTGGCGCTGACGGATCCTTTTGTCTGAAATAGCAGTCTTCCAGCTTTTCGAACACATCCCACGCCTGATCGGTTTCGAGCATTTTGGCATGACGGGCTGCTCCGCGTTCTGTCCAGAGGATGAGGGAGCGGGCTTTCGGGGAAATTTGTAACCCTCTTAAAGATGGTTGCAAATTTTGTGAGTTACTTAAAGTAACCCGCAAATTTTGTGAGTAGTTTAAAGCTACCCGCAATTCTTTAAGGTCATTACCAACAACTTTGAAAAAGTGTTTCCCTTCAACGAAGCGTACTTTGTTCTCATGATGATTCTGGCGAATGCGCACCGGCTCAGTGCCGTAAAGCTGCGCCAAAAGTTCGGTGGTAATAACAGGAATCTGGTTATGGGTGATCGGGGAGAGAGTTTCAACAGAAATTTGAGTTGTCATAATGACGCCCTCTGGTGGTTTCTTAATAACTCACCACCGACGACGCCAATCATCTGGTGGTGAACTGTGCAGGGTTGGCGTAACCGGGAAACCGACCGGCGCGGATCTCTCCGCCCCCACACAGCCCACCATAATTCAGATGTGCGCGTGCATACGACAATAAAAAACACGCTCGCGGCGTGTATCTGTCGCGGTCTCTATCCAGGACGCCAATCCCGACGCCAGATTTTGCTGACGCGTGAGGAATATAGCCCCGGATAACAGATTGAGTCAACAGACGGTTTTTAGATCCCCGGAAGAGAATGCATCACGCATCGGCAGATAGAGCATAAACTCTGCCATTTTCAACCACGCATCTATGCGATTACGGCACGTGGCGTAACACCACTCAGGGTGTGAATCATTCAGCAATTCAGCCATTTTGCGCTTAGTCATCCCCCTCCCTTCATATCGTTGCCGGAGGATACAAATCAATCCTGGGTGTTCTGCCAGCACTTCACTAATCACCCGATCAATGCATAACGCCTCTGCATCAGTACAATGCACCAGCCAGCTTTTTTGCTTGCCGTTGATCATATCCCGCAAAAAAGCCTCAAGCTCAGGTTTGTCCAGACCTGCTTTTTTCATCCTCCGGAGCGCCTCGTTAATTGCCGTTTTTGTCAGCTTTTTAGAGGTCAGCAACTGGTTGAACATATTCCCCGTCTTACCGCCACCAATATACGACCAGCGCCCCCACATACGTAGTTTTCCCTGAATCCAGACACTTTCCAGCGTAGTGAGACGAAGGTGTTCTCCGCTTTTTCCTGTATTCGTTGGGTAAATCACAAATATCCCTCCTTTCTCCAGATTTCTTGTGTGCGAAAAACACCTTCTGCATGCATCAGGCGTAATTCTTCTTTGGTGTAATCGCTGGTTTTTACCCGCCCGTCGATTAGATCGTGGCATGAGCTACAGGCAATCGCCGCCTGCATATCGTGTGGTTTTGTCGCTGTTCCGCACGTTCCCGCCAGTCGGTAATGCGCCAGCACAGACGTTTCCGGATCGTGATTGCAGTAGCCAGGAATTCTGACGGTGCACATCTGCCCCCGCGCCGCTTTACGTAAATCCACCATTACGCAAACTCCAGCAGCTGCGCGGCCACATTTTCGACTTCCTCCGGAGAGGAGAATTTACGGAACAGGATCCAGTTCCACAGCACATTCAGTACGGCTTTATAAACCTGCTGAAACTCGGTTTCGTCCATATTCGCAAAAGCAATGGATTTCGCCCGACGCCCGTGGCTACCGTCCGGATAAATATGCTCGGTGTAAAATCCGGCCTGAATGGTTACCCATTCGCGGAAAGCGTCAAATGACTTGAGCAATGCCGTATCCCGGGTTCTGCGTGTCGCAACGGCATTCAGATATTGCTCTGCGGCTTCGCTCAGGGCTGGAGTGTGTTCCCGACCAACTGATTCGCACAGATACTCAACGAAGCCTGATACCAGTTCTCGTTCTCGAGGCGTGATCGCCCCACCGTTCGGAGTCCAGTAATCGAATCCCAGTTGCAGGAGTTTGAAAAAACGCTTGTGGAACGCGTAGTTACGCACTCGCTTAAAGTCCGCGTGTATCCACTCACCTATTTTGATTTGATGCAAAAAATCGCAACTCTCCGGCGTCGCCGGGAGAAGTAATCCGGAAGAGGTTTGTTTGACCAGTTGTATGTGCGCCATCGTAGTTCTCCGCTGGCGCAGTAGAATGGGTGTTCAGCCCGTTATGTAGTATACCAGAATTAATGCCAATACTAACAGGATGCTCTGACTCGCAATTCATCCAGCAGTTTATCATTTCCCATAATGTCACTTACCCTCATCGGTAAAAAAATTGCCTTTCGACCATTACGATACATCATTGATTTTGGGGTTTCAGGAAAGTAATCCATTTCGACTATAACTGACAGGTCATCACGACGTATGACTGCATATTTACTACTAAATAGTTTCTTTATTTTTTCCACGATGCCTCCAGGTTTATAAGTACAAACGGTTATATCCACATAGAGACAAAAATATTAATCTGAAAAATATTTATTTCACGTCGTATATTTGATTATTTAATGTGCAGGTACAATGACTTTTATTTTTTGTTGTGTATATAATCAAATATATGGTTATTTTTCACCCTGCGCATTCAGCACGCAACAAAAAACCCGCCGAAACGGGTTAAATGCGGGTGCGTTGAGGATGCCTGACACATCAGAGGTGGCGGGGGATTTCGCCCCCGCCGGGTCACTCTTACTTCTCAGATTCGTAGTCTACGAAGACAGCGACCTCCGTCTGGCCGGTTCGGATTCGTACCTCGCAGAGGTCTTTCCTCGTTACCAGTGCCGTCACAATGACGGTTAAACAGATGACGATCAGGGCGATTAACATCGCCTTGTGCTGCTTCATAGACTGCTCCTCCTTGCCTTTCGGCACGTAAGAGGCTAACCTATGTGTGTAGAGCATAGATATGGCCTCAGATTAATGTTAAGCGTCTTGCAGGACGCGTAATGTTAACTGGGGCTTTTCTCTGTCTGCCTTACAGTGGCATGCCCGAGGCAGACAGCCTCAAGCACCCGCAGCAATTTTACTTAACTCCCCTTTTCCCGCAAACCGTTTTTATCCCCAGCGGCAAATCGAATACACCACCAGCGCCACCGCCATTGCGATTCCTGCCGTTGTGAATGCTTCAGGCCAGGTCATCGCAAAACATCCTCCGCGCTTATCAGTTCGTTCCGCTTCAGGTAGTCCATCGCCTTCTCCGGTAATTTGCAGTCTGGATTAGCTTTTTTCAGTTGACTGACCAGTCGTTTAACCCACATTGTTAATTCGCCAACCTGGTTGCCAGGTGCTGGTGGAGCTGCATATAACGGCACCCACTTTGGCGCTTTATCCCCGACCGAACGCTGATACCAGTCACCCGGTTTGTATTCATAAAACTCACCAACCGGCTCTGCCTCCAGCGATGCCAGTGCAATGTTGAATAACTCACCCTCTACCCGTGCCAACCCTGAATTGGGGTGGCATTTCGCAATCGCTATTTTTAATTTGGCCTCTTCGATTAATTGCTCTTTGGTTAATTCAGTCATTTTTCATTACCGCCCTTTCGGGCGGCCTCCTGATGATTTGAGGGTGCAGAAATCCCTCCGGTTAAGGATTAAATTTTTAACAGTGCTAAATTTAATTATTCAGTTCTGGATTTTGTCGCCCTGCGTATCCGCGCTTTCGCGTTACGCTCAATCTGAATTAACTTTTCTATATTTTTCCGCCTTTCCTGTTCTTCCTGGCGCAATAGCTTTACATCATCTGCCAGTCTGGTTTCTCTTTTCGCCACAGAGAGCATCCAGTCAAATGGCTCCACAACTGCACCGCAGATTTTACAGCGGACCTGGCGCTCTTTTTCGTCAACCCGGACAGAAGCGTGATGGCAATATGGTCTTTCCGATGGCTCATAAAGAAAATTAACCTGATTACGAGGGTCATCCTCTTTTATCGGAAATAAAACGATATTGCTTAACTCATCCTCTGGTTTTATTTCCATGCTCCTCTCCTTTGATGCGAATGCCAGCGGCAATTGAAGCCTGATAGCTAATTTCACTCACAGTACCGCCTCCTGAAAATTACCCTGATAGAAAGCCAGTACACGCTGCATAGCTTCGCTCTTCCGGCACTCGCGACAGATTATATTCAGACGCCTGTCGTAGCGGCGTATCTCTCCATCTGGTAATGACCAGATAAGGTCCGGATCAACCACAGATGGTTTCTTCAGCTTTGCCCTGGATAGTTTTTTGCGGGCGTTTTGCCAGTCCTTACGGGCCTGTTCAGACGGAAATAACCCGTAACCAGAGTTGTATACATCGCCACTGGCAACAAGCTCTCTGGCGAGAACGCTCATCAGATATCTTGTCGCACCTGTCTTGGCTTCCAGTTGCCGTAACGTCTCGCGCCCACTCCGGCGTACTAGCTCAACAACCTGCCCTTTAATTTTTTCCCGCTCTTCTTGTGTAAATACTTTTGCCATAAGCGCCCCCGGCAATCACTTTTCCGACACAATACGACTGGAGGAATCGACAATCTGTCGGACAATATCCCGGTGCTTGTTCAGCTCCCGCAGCGCGGCGCAGCTCGCGGTTTGCCATATGCAGCGATGGTAAAATCAGGTCATCCGCTTGCATTTCAGTAAACGATGGCAACGACTGCACAATGTCCGCCACAGTTTCTGTTTTAATATCTTCCTGTGTTGCCGCTTCCTGTACTGGTAACGCAACACCTGCGGGCTGAGGAAAGGCCTTACCATCAGTTTCCGTTACCGATGCAGCTTTCGGCTCTGCTGGTAAATTATCGCCCGGTATGCAGTAACGAAATTTACCGTTCTGATTTACGCGAATCAGACGCCCCTTGCTGATTGCCATTGCCAGCGTTGAAGCTACTTTGCGTGATGTGGTACCGAACAACGCAGCCAGCTCATCCGCCGTTTGTGGTCCGCGTTGTTCAATCGTCGCGGTTAAATCGCACTCTGAGATTTTCGCTACTGTTGCCGTGGTGGTTTCTTCCGGCTGTTCTTCCGGCGCTGGCTGTTCCTGCTGAACGTTGTTATCAGCCACACGCCAGGTGTACGCGCTTTTATCAACGAAACCAGCTTTTTTCAGTTCCCATAGTTCGTTCAGCACTTCTTCACGACTGATATCAAGTCGCGCAGCAAGTTCTATGGATGTGGCTTTTCCCATTGCTTTCAGTGCGTCAAAAACAGTCTCCATTAAATTTTTCTCCCGGTAAAAATTACTTCGCAATTCCTGGCTGGACGACATTCGGACGCCAGCTCTCCCAGTTAAAATTCACCCAGCGTCCGCCGTTCATGGTCATGCGATCCATAACCCGCTCGCCGAGCAATGTTTTCATGGCCTCATAGTTCAGGTTTGTCAGCATTCCCACGCTGCGCATCGACGCTGTCCGGCGATCAACAATCTGGTGCAGTACCACCTGCTCGTTTTTCGTCTCGCGCTGAATGCCAATTTCATCAAGAACCAGCAGATCCACTTCGCACAGTTCCCGCAAAAATTTTTCGCCTGACTGCCCGTCGTCATAGCTGGCGTGCAGGGCGCTCATAACATCAGCCACGGTAACCACAATCACTGTCTGACCGTCTTTCAGCAGGCGATTCCCGATAGCTGCCGCTAAGTGGTTCTTCCCGGTACCAGGTTTTCCGCTGAACGCAAAATTTGTACACCCGGACATCAGTTCATCAGCGATGGATTTCGCCTGGCTCAACGCGTATCGCTGACCGTCGTTCTGCACCTGGTAATTCGCAAACGAGCATTTGCGGTGCAACGGCTGGATGCCAGAGCGATTCAGGATTTTTTCCACCCGCAACTGACGATTCAGGCGGTTGATCTCCTCGCTACGTTTCTGGCCTTCAGCAAGTTGCCACTCGCGCCACTCCGCAACCGTTCTGAATGGGGCGGTTACATGTGGTGGGGTCAGTCTGCGAATTCGCTCCAGAACGCCTCCTGTCGCAATATTTTTCATGGTCTGTTACCCCCTGAAGCCTGGCGGGATCGCACTGTCCGGCAACGAGACGGTGTTAACCTGTCGGAGCAACGTCTCAGGCCGAACACCTTTCGGCGCGAACAGGCCCTGGTATTCATTGGCGATGCTGTGTCGAATCACCTGCTCAGGTGTAAAACCCTGCTGACGGAATTTTTCCAGTTCCCGTATCGCCCCGTTAGCGCCCTGCTCCGTTCGAATCGGTTTTCGCAATGCCTGTCTGAACCGGACCCACTCATGCCAGAGTGTTTCCGGCAACCAATCGGGCAGCTCAATAGCCTCCGGCTCGAACTTTTTAGACGCTCGTTTTTGCCGAGGGGGATTTAGGGGGAGATCAGTATTTATATCTTCCTCTTCCTCTGGTAACGCTTTTTGATCCGTTTGTGTAACGCTGACAGCGTTACCTTTTCGTTTCAGTTCGCGTATTTTTGTTACTCGCTCGTTTGTAACCGCCCGTTTTTTAGAGCTTTTTCCGTTATGACGTTCAAAGTTAGGTAGAGAAAGCCCACCGTCATTTTCGACCAGCCATCCAACCTGAATTAACGCATCAGCAAAACCAGCCATAAAAGTAATGCGATCTATTGCACTTTTTGTAACGCCGCGAGCGTTACAATCTGCGTTACCGTCTATCATTTGTTGATCCGCCCATGCCCAGAAGCGAATAACCTTCCCTAATGCGGCATCTGGATCAATATTCAGAATCTCAGCAAGCCTGAATATTTCCGGCTTATCCGGCGTAATAACCTCGAGCTTTATCCAGTTTGAAGCCATTTGTTTTCACCTTGTAACGCTCACAGCGTTACATTTAACTGATACCGAACAAAACAATCCGGCACGATTAATTTCAATCAATGCACTACGACAGAATCGCCGGGCGACCCACCACCGCTGAAATGTGCTTTCCGGTAAACGGCCTGGACTGCATCATCATGCGCATCAATTGCCGTACTCAACGCTTCCTGCGCCGCCAGTAATGCACGGCGTTCCAGGGTATCGAAGATGCAGAGTCGGTGACGCAGCTCGCGCGGAAGAATTGCCAGAACCGCAGGGATCAGTTTCTGAATTTTTTCCCTTTGCGCTTTCGTTTCACCTTTCAACCAACGGTGATAGATATTCTGCTGATTGTTCCAGTCCTTGCCTGGTACCAGGGGCAATTCGCCGCCCCCCTGGCGCAGATATTCTTCAGTAATTGCGTTAGCGACCCACGCCTGCCCTTTTTCGGCTGCCAGGGCTAACAACACTGATTCGATGTGCTCATGCCTGATTTTCATGAATCAACCGCTCCTATGCTGTTTTCGCTATGCTTACCGTCTGGGGGGAATACATCGTCAAGTCCACAATGAGCGCCAAGCCGATTAAGGGTAGAAACAATTTTTCTGCACTCCTCTAGTCCTGGGGTACGAAAATTTGCTTCGTAATTTGCCAGTCGGCTTTGTATCCACCCTAACTGAACAGCGAGTTGTCTTTGAGACAACCCAAGCTGTTTTCGATATGTTGAAATTTTGTTCATTGAAAACCTCCGATGACAATTTTAAACACACCTTGTGTTATATGGTCAAGCTGTTTTGTGTTTTATGTAAATCACGATTCGTGATACAAGGATGCAATGGAAAAAGAAAACGAAAAAATTGCCGCTAGTAGGCTCAATGACAAAATTGCAATGCGTCTTAAAGAGCGCAGGCAGAAGCTTGGTTTATCTCAAGGAAAACTTGCTGAAATCTGCGGATGGACGCAATCGCGTATAGGTAACTATGAGGCGGGCAGCAGAAATGTTGGAGTGCATGACGCTGTCGTATTGGGAAAGGCACTTGGCATATCTCCCCCTGAGCTCCTCTTTGGAGAACAGGAATCTTCTGAATTGTGGTTAAATGAATCCCAACGAAAACTTCTTGAGTTGTTTAACCAGCTACCGGGCTCAGAACAACAACGAATGATTGAGCTATTTGAAGTCCGGCTAAAAGAAATCGATGAGTATGTAGAAAAATATTTGAGAGGCAGGCTTAAAGATAATCCCCCACCGGAGTAATGATCTTGCTATCACAGTAATATGCCAATCAGCCCGCTATCAGCGGGCTTTTTTGTACCATCATCATATGACACTCACCACAAAACACATTTCGTGTTGACATAAGAAAACGCATTGTGTTTAATAAGCATATCCAAACAACGCCCCACCAGAGAACGGCAGGACAATACCTCGAGTTATCCAGCCACTGAACAGGGCTAAGTAGCCAGCCTGAGGCATACGAACATGACGGCAGTTGTTGATTGATACAAAGCGCAGTAGATAAAACGTTCCGCCACCCGGCGTTAAGGGGAAATGAGGTCAACATGGATACTATCGATCTTGGCAACAACGAATCTCTGGTATGTGGCGTGTTTCCCAATCAGGACGGCACATTCACCGCCATGACGTATACCAAAAGCAAAACGTTTAAAACCGAAGCTGGCGCACGTCGTTGGTTGGGAAGACATTCAGGTGAGTAAAATGAACGAGACAGAATTAAAACACGTTATCGCTCTACTCCTGGAAGATGCAAAACGCCTCCAGCAACTGGAGCCAAATGCAGGCACTGGGGCACGCATCTGGCTGGCTAAAGAAGCACTGGAATCTGGCGATTATGATAGCGAAGAAGCCTTCTACAAAGCAGAAGGCCGTGCAGGATATTCACCGGGTCTTGGCGGGGTATAAATACCATGCGCATTGACTGAATTCGCAAACAAAAACAGACGCGCGATACCTGGATAGTCGGTCTGCATAGTCAGATATCTGGCTGCGAATTTGATAAATATCACCGCCCTTTTCGGAAACATAAGTTCCGTCCGGGAGTTGATTATACGAACCATCTCCATGGGGGATCGTTCTCCTGAATCCTAGTGAGAGCATATATTTATGAAGCCCTTCGTAATCCTCTGGCTCAGCATTATATAGTTCTACTCTGGCGAGATACGTTGGCATATTCATTTCCTTACTGGTTGTGTGAGAACTTCAGTAAAGATACCACCAAAGCCCGGAGGTGGTGAAATAAAACCGGGCACAACACGAAGGCGCATTTCCGGTATTCATAAAGAGTCGGTCTTGTCTGTTAAATTTAAATGGTGGGAGTGCGCCTCCGGTTGTAAATAACGACATTGCTGTGTGTAGTCTTTAGCGGCATCAGTTCTACTCCGTGGCTGCCCTGCCGCCCCTTTTTAAAGTGAATTTTGTGATGCGGTGAATGCGGCTAAGCGCACGCGGCACAGTTAAAAGCATCAGTGTTATGGGTGGATTATCCGGCGTTAATTGTTAACTGGTTAACGTCACCTGGAGGCACCAGGCACCGCATCGACAAAATTCATTTGTAAAAATGGAGATAATTATGATTGCTCATCACTTCGGAACTGATGAAATACCACGTCAGTGTGTGACCCCTGGCGATTATGTTCTTCATGAAGGTCGGACATATATCGCCTCGGCAAACAATATTAAAAAGCGAAAACTTTATATTCGTAGCCTGACTACAAAAACATGCATTTCTGACTGCATGATTAAAGTCTTCCTCGGTCGTGATGGTTTACCTGTAAAGGCGGAGTCATGGTAATGACTAAGAAAATAAAATGTGCTTATCACCTTTGCAATAAAGAAATTGAAGAAAGCAAAATCATTACAAGACCACTTCATTTCATGCGTGGAGTTATACCAACGACGGAAATGAAAAAATATTGTAGTGAAATCTGTGCCGAAAAAGACCAGATGGCACACGAACTTTAATTAACTGACTATCCGAAACTGAATTTATGCCAGCAATGGCAGGGATTCGCTCAACCTTAATTAAGGAGAAAAACATGATTACCAGTTATGAAGCCACTGTTGTTACTACTGATGACATTGTTCACGAAGTCAGCCTGGAAGGAAAGCGTATTGGCTACGTGATTAAGACAGAAAATAAAGAAACCCCATTCACTGTGGTTGATATCGACGGTCCATCAGGCAACGTTAAAACACTTAACGATGGTGTTAAAAAAATGTGTCTGGTGCACATAGGAAAGAATCTGCCCGCAGAAAAAAAAGCCGAATTTCTGGCAACTCTGATTGCAATGAAATTAAAAGGTGAAATCTGAAAAAAAGAAAGCCTGCACACTGTGCAGGCCTGAGTGAAGAACCTGGGACATTTATTCATCACTCGCAGTAATTTTAATCTGAGTTGAGGTTAAAAAACAATGAGCACCGATAAACAAGTTTACCCACTGTATTACGAAGCAAAAAATGACAAAGTAAGAAAACGTCTCGGTATTAAAGGCGGTTTCTACTGGGCTGAAGCGAAAAAATTATCCATTGCCATCTCCCGTGGTGCTGTTGCGATTGACGATGCTGGCTACGATGAAGATGACTTTAAAAAACCTGTTCGCGTCAATTTGCCCGTTGTTGATGACCTTCCACCAGAAGGCGTATTTGATACGGAATTCTGCAACCGTTACGAAAAAGGCGGGGAAGATGGCATCACAATGGTATTTATCGCGCCCTCATCCTCTGCGCAGGACAAACCAGCCAGCACTGACAATACCAATGTTAATGGCGAAGACATGACTGAGATTGAGGAGAATATGCTACTCCCGATTTCTGACCAAGAGCTGCCCATTCGCTGGCTTGCTCAACACGGCAGCGAAAAACCGGTAACGCACGTTTCACGCGACGAACTCCAGACATTACATATTGCACGGGCTGAAGAACTACCAGCTGTTACTGCCCTGGCTGTTTCCCACAAAACCAGCCTGCTCGACCCGCTGGAGATTCGCGATCTTCACAGACTGGTTCGTGATACTGACAAAGTTTTCCCTAATCCAGGCAATTCAAGTCTGGGGCTGATGACTGCTTTTTTCGAAGCATACCTGGACGCAGACTACACCGATCGCGGTCTGCTGACAAAAGAGTGGATGAAAGGAAATCGTGTTTCACGCATCACTCGCACGGCTTCCGGTGCTAATGCTGGCGGCGGGAACCTCACCGATCGCGGCGAAGGTTTCGTCCACGATCTGACGTCACTGGCACGCGATGTAGCCACTGGCGTACTGGCCCGTTCAATGGACGTGGACATTTATAACCTTCATCCGGCACACGCTAAACGTGTCGAGGAAATTATCGCTGAAAATAAACCGCCCTTTTCTGTTTTCCGCGACAAATTCATCGCCATGCCTGGCGGGCTGGATTATTCCCGCGCCATCGTGGTTGCGTCCGTAAAAGAAGCACCAATTGGGATCGAGGTTATCCCCGCACACGTCACTGAATATCTGAACAAAGTACTGACTGAAACCGATCATGCCAACCCTGATCCGGAAATCGTAGATATTGCCTGCGGTCGCTCCTCTGCCCCGATGCCGCAGCGGGTAACAGAAGAAGAAAAACAGGATGATGAAGAAAAACCGCAACCATCTTGCGCAATGGCAGATGAACAGGCAACGGCTGAAACAGTGGAACCGGATGCAACTGAACATCATCAGGACACGCAGCCGCTGGATGCTCAGTCACAGGTAAATTCTGTTGATGCGAAATATCAGAAACTGCGGGCAGAACTCCATGAAGCCCGGAAAACCATTCCGCCCAAAAATCCTGTCGATGCCGACAAATTGCTGGCTGCCTCTCGCGGAGAATTTGTTGAGGGGATTAGCGACCCGAATGATCCGAAATGGGTGAAGGGGATTGAAACCCGCGATTCAGTGAACCAGAACCAACAAGAATCGGAACAGAACGACCAGAAAGCGGAACAAAACAGCCCAAATGCGTTACAAAACGAGCCAGAAACGAAACAGCCTGAACCAGTGGCGCAACAGGAAGTGGAAAAAGTTTGCAATGCCTGCGGTCAGTCTGGCGGGGATAACTGCCCTGACTGTGGTGCGGTGATGGGCGACGCAACATATCAGGAAACATTCGATGACGAGAATCAGGTTGAAGTTCGGGAAAATGAGCCGGAGAAAATGGAAGGCGCTGAACATCCGCACAATGAGAATGCTGACAGCGATCCGCATCGCAATTGCAGTGATGAAACTGGCGAAGCGTCAGCTCCTGTAGCAACTGAAATCATGTGGCCGTCATATTTCGAGCCAGGCCGCTATGAAAACCTCCCGAACGAGGTTTATCACTCCGCCAACGGAATAAGCAGCACGATGCTGAAGGATGCCCGTATCAGCCTGATGTATTACCACGGGCGGCACATTGCCGGAACTATTCCGAACGAGGAAAGTGATGCACTGCTGCGTGGGCGGATCATTCACAGCTATGTTCTGGAAACGGATAAATTCGCTGATGAATATGCCATTCCGGTACCGGTTCCTGAATATGTGGTTACTACTTCTAACGAACTGATCGCCATCATTAAAAAACACAATGCCAGTCTGCCAGCACTGATGACACCAGAGCAGATGAAAGAGTGGATCGAAAGCTACAACAGCACTCTTATACAGCCACTGTCTGTAAGTGCTGGGGCCGAAGAAACAGGCATCCTTTACGGTTCGCTTCCGGTGGAATTTCGGCGTATTCCTGAGGGGGAAAAACACACAGCATCAGCAATGAAAGCCTGTATTAAAGAATACAACGCAAGCCTCCCTCCTCTGTTGAAAACCAGTGGAGCACGGGAGCAGCTTCTGGATCAAATTGAAACTGTAGATCCAGAACTGGCAAAAAAAGAACGTGCTAAATCTTTGCCTTACAACATCAGTGGCACAAAAGAGCAATTAACCGAAATCGCACGGAAAATTCGCCCGGAACTGGTGACACTGGAGGACTGGCAAAAACGCCAGCAAGAAGAAAACGCCGGGAAAACGTTTATCAGTCCGGATATGTATGAACAGGCAAAAAATATTCACGCGGCACTGCAAAACAATACCGATGCAGCAAGGCTACTCAACCACCCGGATCGCAAATCTGAAATCAGCTATTTCGGGTTTGATGAAGAAACCGGGCTGGAAATCAGGGTCCGTCCTGATATCGAAATCCGGCTGCCATACGAAAGCATTTGCGCTGACGTGAAGTCAGTCAGCCTCGGTTATGTGCGGCAGGAACGACTTAAAGATCGCCTGCACCGTGAAATTATTGAGCGTGATTATCACCTCAGCGCCGCAATGTATTGCGATGTGGCAAACCTGGACAAATTTTTCTGGATCTTCGTCAACAAAGATGCTGGCTATCACTGGGTGGCAGTCGTGGAAGCCTCGCAGGAACTCCTTGAACTTGGTCGACAGGAATATCGCCGGACGCTACACCAGATAAACGAAGCGCTGGAGACAAACAACTGGCCAGCACCGATTACCGAAAGTTATACCGACGAATTAAACGACTTTGATCTTCGTCGTCTTGAAGCACTGAGCATCTGAGGAAGGACACAATGAACGAATTAACTCAACAAGAAAATATTAACTCTAATGTTGCGGTTTTCAGCCCTCAGTCTCTGGCTGCAATTCAGACGTTTTCTCAGGTAATGGCTTCCGGCATGGCTACTGTACCGGAACACCTCCGGGGAAATCCATCAGACTGCATGGCCATAACCATGCAGGCGATGCAGTGGCAAATGAACCCTTACGCAGTAGCTCAGAAAACTTTCGTTGTGAATGGTGTACTCGGATATGAAGCGCAACTGGTTAATGCCGTAATCAGTACTCGTGGGCCGTTAACCGGGCGTATTGAATATGACTGGTTCGGGCCGTGGGAAAAAATTATCGGGAAATTTGAAATCAGGAAGAACGACAAAGGGAAAGAATATCGTGTACCTGGCTGGAAGCTGGTCGATGAAAACGGGATCGGAGTTCGCGTCCAGGCAACACTACGCGGAGAGAGCAAACCACGCGTACTGGAGTTACTTCTGGCGCAGGCCAGAACACGTAACTCAACGTTATGGGCCGATGATCCTCGTCAGCAGCTTGCCTATCTGGCACTGAAACGCTGGGCGCGCCTTTATTGCCCTGAAGTGATTCTTGGAGTGTACACCCGGGACGAACTGGACGAACCACAGGAAAAAATCATTAATCCGGTTCAGGAACATAAAAACACATCCGCCTGCCGTGCGGAACGTGAAACAACAATTATTGAGCAGGATGTCGGGGAAAACTGGATCAGTGCTTTCCGTGAACGTATTGAGCAGGCACAAAGCACCGGAGAAACAACAGCACTTCGGCAGGAAGTGGAAGAGCATAAAAATACACTTGGCGCTCTCTATACGGAACTTAAAGGAAAAGTGGTTCAGCGTCATCACCGTCTCAATGCTATTGCCCGTATTGAGAAGATGATAAATGACCTGCCTTCATCAGGTGATCCGGAAGCAGAACAAAAATTTACTGCTCTGGAAAATACGCTGAATGCTGCACGACCACATCTGGGAGAATTATATGAGGCGTATAAAACGACACTGACAGATATGAAACCAGAATATATCGGCTCCTGATATTTACTATGGCGGTGTAGCCTCGCCGCCATAACAAAACTTTATTTTATGAGAGAAAAGACAATGCGGTATGAAAAAGTCAAACCATGTCCATTTTGTGGTTGTCCATCAGTAACGGTGAAAGCCATTTCAGGATATTACCGAGCGAAGTGTAACGGGTGCGAATCCCGAACCGGCTATAGTGGAAGTGAAAAAGAAGCACTTGCAAGATGGAATAAACGAACTACTGGAAATAATAATGGAGGTGTTCATGTATAAAATTACCGCCACTATTGAAATGGAAGGTGGCACACCTACTAACTGGACAAGATATTCAAAATCTAAATTAACGAAATCAGAATGCGAAAAAATGCTCTCAGGGAAAAAAGAAGCAGGCGTTTCCAGAGAGCAGAAAGTAAAACTGATAAATTTTAATTGCGAGAAACTTCTGTCCTCGTGAGCTGCATTATATACAAATTAGAACTTCATAGCTGATTATTAAAAATCAACCACACCCGCCAGTATTCTGTATATTTACTGGCGGTCATATCGTAAGAGGTATGGCAATGAATCTTGTGACACTCAAAACGTGGGGAAAACTCAGATATCCGGATAACCCACCATCAATATCAACGCTGAGACGATGGGCAAGGAATGGAAACATTTATCCTGCACCTGAACTACACGGGAGGAGTTACAGGGTGGTTCCGGAGGCTTTCTATATCAACCCAAATAAGGTTGATACCGATATAACACACCATCAGCCTAATGGGCGACAAGGGAGAGACAGTCCGTTACTGGAGAAGTTAAAACATGCAGCGGAAAAAATACGATCCCAATTTGCCTAAAAACTTAACATATCGAAGGAGGGACAAAGCATATTACTGGCGCAACCCTCTGACGAAAGAAGAATTTACACTAGGTAAAATTTCAAGGAGAGATGCAGTAGCGCAGGCAATTGAAGCAAATCATTATATATACAAAAACTACTCTCCTGCTGCCTTAATTGAAAAGCTTAAAGGGTTCGACTCATTTACTATGGCAGACTGGATTGAACGTTACAAAACGATTCTTATAAGGAGAAAAGTGTCCAGAAATACTTATAAAATTCGGGTAAATCAACTGGAGACAATAAAAGAAAAATTGGGAGAGATTTTACTGACAGAAATAACCACTCGCCATATTGCCGAGTTTCTTGATTTGTGGATTGAAGGAGGGAAAAACACAATGGCAGGATCAATGCGTTCTGTGTTGTCTGATATGTTTCGCGAGGCCATTGTTGAAGGACGTATATCTCAAAATCCAGTAACGCCAACAAGAGCACCGAAAATAGTAGTTACAAGAGAACGACTGAAACTAAAGACATACAACTGCATCAGGGAGGCAGCAGATCAACTTCCGGCATGGTTCCCATTAGCTATGGATTTAGCCCTTGTAACAGGACAACGTCGTGAAGACATAACGAATATGCGGTTCAGTGATATTTATGATGATCGTCTCCACATCAGGCAAATTAAGACAGGAATGATGATTGCTATCCCCCTGTCACTGAGCCTTCCTGTCGCTGGTCTACGGCTTGGTACAGTAGTTGAACGGTGCCGCCTGGTAAGCCGGGGAGATTATCTAATCAGTGCCGGAATTAGAAAAAACAGCCCTGACGGCAGCATTCACCCGGATGGCCTGACAAAAAAATTTGTCGCAGCCAGAAAATTAACAGGTATCCAGTTCAGTGAAAACCCACCAACTTTTCACGAGATCAGAAGTCTGGCTGGACGATTGTACAAAGAAACATGTGGAGAAGAATTTGCTCAGCGTCTACTTGGCCACACATCGGAGAAGACAACAAAAATGTATCTTGATGAGAGAGAAAAAACGTACTTACTGCTCTGATTTTAACGTAAATGGATTGTTAAATGTATTTTGGTTGTGATATAACCAAAAAAGACCGGAATACAGAAATTCGAGTAAATTTCGGGGGATTTCGGGGAGACGTTTGCAACTGATTGATTTTAAATACAATTAAAAAAAGACCGAATACGATTCCTGTATTCGGTCCAGGGAAATGGCTCTTGGGAGAGAGCCGTGCGCTAAAAGTTGGCATTAATGCAGGCTTAGTTGCCTTGCCCTTTAAGAATAGATGACGACGCCAGGTTTTCCAGTTTGCGTGCAAAATGGTCAATAAAAAGCGCGGTGGTCATCAGCTTAAATGTTAAAAACCGCCCGTTCTGGTGAAAGAACTGAGGCGGTTTTTTTATTGGAAATCAAAAGGCTATTTTAGGTAATTAACAGAGTTTTTCAGCTCGTTCTATAAACGGTGCCAGACTCATTTTTTCGCCGGGATTGTTGGGATCATCAATCTGAATCACCGAAATGGGTTGGGCTTTAGTCTTCCCACTGGCAACTTCCTTCTGTGCGACATCGTTTAAAGGATACTGCACGAGGGTACTTGGGTTGATGACATACAAAGCATTACCCGGTCGGCAAGTCAGCATCACCTCTTCGCGATTAAACGCCCATTTGTCTTTACCCACTTCAAAACGGCTGACGGTAATCACCTGCGGTGCAGCCAGCGCCGCTGCAGAACTGGTGAGTAACAGAAACGCCAGAATACTTTTTTTCATCAT